TATCTGATCCTCCACTTATTCCTGTATTTGGATCAGAATTAAAACTAAATGCAGGGCTACCAGCAGATCCATCAGGTGCTTTGCTTAATAAATTTGAATAACTTATCTTTTTATTTTTAGCAGAACCTGTGGCACTTTGATCTATTATCGGCAAAGTATCTGTACTGGCTGGTGCAGTAAGTTCTGTAAATTCTGATATTTTGCGGTTTGTCATAATTAAAACTTGATTATGTACATAAGAGCTACGTTTTTAGGTCGTGCTTCAGTCCCACCACCACTACTTGAAATAGTGTGTGAGTGAGTACCATCAAAATCTACACCACCCACAGGACTTGTAGAAGAACTACCTGTAATAGTGTTATTTCCATCTTGTGTTTTTGTAAATACACCAGTTGCAGAACCGCCAGCACCGAAACCTTCTGATATTTTTCTGATACCACCAGTTAATGTTACAGAATCAGTTGTATGTGTATGATTTTTGTTTTGATCTGTTTGTGTTGATCCAAAAACACGACTTGCATCTACTCCAGCACTATTATCCCAACCTCTAACAAATTGACCTCTTAGGTCAGGCAAATTGAACGTAGAAGAGCCATCCCCTGCTCCATGTGTCGTTGATAGGATAGAAAACAATGATGCGTATGTAGATCTGCTAATAGCACTACCATTACATTCTAAAAACCCAGAAGGGGGAGTAGAAGCTCCAAAAGTTAATATTGTCCCTACTGGCACACCAGCAGCAAGTTCTCCCCATGACGATCCGTTATAACCCTCAAATTCTGTTGAAGTTGTATTAAATCTTATTTGGCCTGTAGCTGCTGTTGGTCTTTGGGCGGTTGTACCATTAGGCAGTTTTAAAGCACCAGTGCCAGCCATCACAATATCACCAGCAGAATCTACTGTTCCTGTAAAATCTGGAGATGCTTTTGTTGCTAGTCCAAAATTATTAGTATGTGCAGCATCTGTAAGACTCCCTAAAACCAACCAACCATTGTTTGCCGAGTTTCTTATCTTCAATAAATTTGTCGAGGTATCAACCCAAATTTTATAAGCAACAGTTGTAGTGGGATCTGATGATCCACTATTTAAAGATTGTATATCTCCTAAAACAGCATTAAGCTCAGTTCTAAAAGTAGAACCAACTTGATTAGCTAAATTATAATCTGCTGCATTACTCACTAAGTAACCTCCTTACCAAAGCCTGATGCAGCCCATACAAATGATCTTGCAACTGCTGAACTTCCATTAAACCATGTAATCTGGAATCCTGTCCTAGATTCATTAGCTAAAACAAATCTGTCACCTGCAACCTGTCCATTAGATGTTTGCGTAATCACAATGTTTGGAGTTTGTTTAAATGGATTTGTAAAAGAAACAGTATATTGAGATGATCCAGTTGTTACTGGAGTCGAAATACTTTCTGTTCTTCCTTGTAATTCTAGTGTAGCTCCTAATTTTGTAACAGCTATATTTTGGTTTGTGTCACTACTTGTTAATAATGCTTTAAATTGAAATGCTCTTCCTGTAATTAAAACATTACTAAACTCTTTATAAGCACTCCATGTTGGAGATCCTGATGGGTTATCGTTAGTTGCTCTTACATAAACAGCAGCGTTACATTTTGTGGCTTCAGTCAATCCACCAACTTGATCTATATAACCCCAACTATCAATTAAATCTGTTCTATCATCCCATAGGTTATTTAAGTTAAAACTAGAAGCTTCTAATACTTTCCTGATATTTACATCATATGGTTGTGTTAAATCTATTGAATTACTAAATACATATTCTCCAGAAGTTGCAACTGCGTTGCTGCTTTCTGTAAGTTTTAAAGCGTCTAATGACGCATCATAAACAGTATTAGTTTTTGATCCTTGAAAGTTAGGTGTGTGTTCATCTACTGACCCTACTGCAAGTCTTTCTGATGGTGCTGGGAGGTTAGTTGTAACTCTAGTATTATTCCAAGCAGAATCTTGTGTACCCGGCGATGGACTTTCACGACCACCATCATCCTCAAACTTAATTAGATAAGTTCCAGCAAGTAAAGGCACAATTTTTTGTGTTTGGTTTCCAGCAGCAGCTACAACAATATTTTGTCCATCTTTCCATTGCGCTCCTGATGTTTTACTAGAATGACGAATCAGGGTTTTTCCTCCTAGCAAAACGTCAAGCTCTGTAGCACGATCCCAGCTTAATATCGCACTTGTCTCATCAATCGGTAATAAACTAACCCCACTAACATTTTGTGGAGGTGCAGTCTTACCATTAGCTACAAAGAAATTACCATTACCTGTAACAAGTTTTGCTGACTGCACAGATCTTAATCCTGATGGGCTTACACTAAAAACTTCTATTTCATAGTTACCAGCAATAGTATCTAAAATTTCATAACTTTTTGAATTTTCAACTGTTCTGGAAGTGTAATTGCCATTCTGCAATCTAAAACGAATATAGTGTGTATCAGATGTGCTAGTCCAACTAACAATAATTTTAGTTCTAGCAATACCTGTATTCTCATAAATAACCTCCTCGCCTGTAATTCCTGTTGGTGATGCTGGTGGTATGTCTAAATTAGTGACATCTCTTACAGGTAAAGCTATGCCACTTTCTATGTGATTATATTTACCAGAGTTATATTCACTAGCAGTTACTGAATAAAAAGCTCTATCTTTTTCCTCTACTGATAATACTCTCCAAGTGCTTGTAGCTATTCCTGTCCCACTACTAAAAGTTTGATATACCCAAATACTATTTGGATTTGGCGCAGCAGAAAAATGTTGACCTAAACTAAATACATTGTTTGACAGTCCAGCGACTGTTTTTGTTTCAACAGTACCATCAGGTAATACACAACTTAATGTAGAGTTCGGCTCAAAACTTAGATTTACATCTGATCCGCTTTGTGTCTTTGCAAAGACAGTATCTACTGTCACAGAGTTAGTTGTTGCAGATGTTATACGACCTGCTCTTCTTTCTCCAGACCTTAACGGATCTGCAATTTCAATGATTTGACCAGGCCTCACAACAACTCCAGCTTCTATACCGCAGCTAAAAGTTACAATCTCACGTTCTACGTTACTCATGTATAGCATCCATTTTGCTAAACGAGAAGCTTGACCTCTTGATGTACAAGCAAACGCATCAATATTTTTAATTACTGAGCCGTACCTTGCTTGGTTTGCAGTATCAATCTGCTCAACATAATTTATATCTCTAAGTTCTAAATCTAAATATTTTGCAATTACAACTGTAGGTCTTGTCTTTTGGCTTGCATTTGAATAGCTAAAACCTGGTTCTAATACATTTGACAATGAAAATAAATAACTCGAATCTTTTGGTGCGTCTTGTGTAATTGTTAATGATCCAGCACTCCAAAATGGCATTGATCTAAATACAGAACACATTTGATTTACTACGTTATATGCCTCGCTTTGACTATTTATACAGACATTACAACTAAATCTTGGTTCTGTATTACCTGTGCCTGTTCCATCATCGACTTGTTGTGAGCAATAAACAGAAGCTTGATAAAAACTAAATTTATCAAGATCAGACTCAGATAAATGAGAACCTAATCCATACCTCTCAGAACTTAAAAGATCATACAAGCACCAGGCTGGATCATTTGTAAATTGTGCTGCGCCAAGAGTCCCATTAAATGTTCCAGTATATTCCAAGCTGCCATCAGCACGAACAGTTGCATTATGTGGAATTTTTACTTTTATACCATTAACTAAGTATTTTCTTGATGGTATTGCTGAAAATTGCTCTGCATCTACTTTTAATCCAACTAAAGCACTATTTGGATAGCTTCTTTTGTCGTATTTTATTTCTACATAATTATTAAACTGAAAAGCATCAACTAATTTACTTGATGAACTATTAGCAGTTACTCTTGTCACTTTTATGTTTACAGGAAAAGCACCACTTAGATTTACTAAATAGTCTCTTACATAAGAATCAGGTGTTCTACCTGCAATAGTGCCATCATTACCAGAGACAACAGTTTGATAACCTCCTCCGCTATATTGAACAGCTATTTGTAATTCTATAGATGTACCAAATATATCTCCCTCATCACTAAA